CTTGCTCATCCGCGGCGGCAACCTGCTGGACGACGACTCGTTGAAGCTGGTGGCGGAGCAGGCCGAGGCGGCTGACGCGCAAGTGTGGGTCGAGTGGGTCACGGCGGACGCGAAGGACGTGCAGGTCATGATCGAGGATGGCCGCGTCGCCGCCCAGGACGTGGAGCAGTTGTGACCGTCCGCGAGCTGCTCGCAGCGTTGAAGGACCAGGACCCGCACCGCTGCGTCGTCATCAGCAACGTGCTGCACTCACCGTTTGCCGTAGTGCCAATCAAGGAGGTCATAACCATCAACGAGCTGTACCCGCGTGGACCGATCCACCTTCGCGCAGAGAGTAAGTAAGGCCAAACGCAGAACAAGGAGCCAAGAAGATGACTGAACCGACCGACCTCACGACCCTCGGCACCATCGCAGGGACGATGGACCGACCCAAGTCCCTCGACGCGAACGACCGCGCCGGCACCGAGGGCATCGGCCCGGAAGACGTTCGCCTGCCGCGGCTCGCCATCGCGCAGGGACTCAGCTACGAGATCACGCCAGGCGACGCGCGCTTCATTGAAGGCCTCTCGCTCTTCGACATGTTCAACGACCTGACGTCGGAGGTCTACGGCAAGGGGCCGATCACCTTCGTGCCCGTGCGCCGCGACGTCCGGCGCATGGAGTTCACGCCGCGCAGCGAGGGCGGCGGCCTGGTGGACCCGGACGTGCCGGCCAACGACCAGCGCCTGCGGTGGACGGTTGGCGAGGGGGGAGTGCGTATCCCGCCGGTCGCCACGGTGTTCGTGGAGTTCGTCATCCTGCTGCTGCTGGCGGGCAAGGTGCCGGAGCCCATCGTGCTGAGCATCAAGGGCACGAACAAGTGGAACCGCCGCGCGAGCGACCAACTCACGACGTTCATCAAGCTGCGCAACGCGCCGATCTACGCCGGACTGTACACGGTGGACACGCACATCCCGGCGAAGAACGACAGCGGCACGTTCGGCGTGCCAACGATCAAAAACGCGGGGTTCATTCCGAAGGATACAACGGCCGGGGCCGCGCTCTACAAGTACGCTGAAAACTTCCACCGATCGCTGGAGGGCAAGGTCATCGTGGTGGACCGTGAGCCGGGGAGCGACGACGTGGACGACACGGAGCACCAGGCCACGGCGACAGAGATGTAGTTTGAGTGTGGTCCAGACGTTGGTGCGTTGCGATAGAAGGGACTGCGGCACGTCGCAAGATAAACCGCACAGGTTCATTGCAGCAAGACCGCCAGCACGAGCAATCGTGTTAAAGGCTTCCACGTTGGGCCACTTTTTCTCCAGACGGAGGATGAATCGTGAAACATGATAATAAAGAGCACGTCAAGACGTGGATTCGCGACATCAACCACCGAAATGGGCACGGCCTCACTGATCGCGAGATCGAGAAGGCGGCGACTATTGGCGAGGCTGCCTGGAAAGGCAACGTCGGCGTAGGAGATGCAGCGCGCACGGGTATTGACGCTGTCAAAAAGTTGCGCGAGTAGAAAAGATCCGTCTAAGCCCTAGAGCACAGTGGTTTGAAAGAGCTGCTTAAGACTTGAAGTTGTGAACTTGGAAGGTTGCTGATGGCGACAAAGGTGCAGGACCCAAGGACCAGAGATAACATCAAAGGCTTAAATTGTGTTATGCACTGTTCTCAAAGTCACTGCTGGAAGAGGAATCGGGCGATGACGCGTAGCCGTAACCAATCGGCCACATGGCAGGTGGAGCCAAGCCCGCAGAGCGGGCCACCCCAACATGTCACCGGGGGTGAGTGTGAAAGTCCACCAGGAGCCTGCGACCCCGTGGCTTGACATAAAATAATCAAAGCGTGGTACCTGCGGCCAGTAACCAACGGTACCGCGAGCCTGACGAAAGCGGAGGGCTACTAACCCGAGGCGAGCGTCAGACGGGGTCACTTTTTAGGCTTGGGGCGGGCGGTGGCGGGCGGTGTAGCCCGCTGTTCTGCATACGCAGGAGCTGAGGGGCTCGCCCGCTCCAAAACTATTCTCCGACGGAAAGGTTGAACCACATGACGGCAGAGGATAAATCGTTTCTTCAAATCAGCACGAGTGTCCTGCTGGTCGTCGTGATCCTTGGCGCTGGTGGTTTATATGGCTGTCCACTCTATCGCGTGTACAACCGTGAGCAGACCGGACGTGCCGAACTTGCGCAAGCCCAGTTCAATCGGCAGATTATCATCGCCCAATCGGTTGCTCAGCAGGAGGCGGCTACACACCTCGCACAGGCCGAGATCGAACGGGCGAAAGGGGTAGCCGAGGCGAACCGGATCATCGGCCAATCGTTGCGCGATAACGAGGATTACCTGCGGTATCTGTGGATTCACAATTTGGAAGTCGCAGAACAAAAAGGGGCGACGATCATCTACGTGCCGACCGAGGCGAACCTTCCGATCCTGGAAGCGAACCGGTTGGCGCCATCTGGAGTCCAACCATGAAAAAGGTACGCGTCGTACGTCCGACCAAACTGGATCGCCTTGCGGAGGCTACGTCGCGCGACTGGGCGCACGCCAACAGCGCCGTCATTACAAGCCGCGTGCGCGTGCTGCAATTCGAGGCAGAAGAGACGGACAAGTCCATCGTCGCCCTCGGAGCAACCCTCGTGAACCTGCGCGAGCGGCGCGCGAAGATCGAGGCAGTGCTGACCGGGCTGGGACAAGTGCTGGCAAAGCGGTAAATATGGCGGCGTAAGCGTGAATGGCCACACGTCTAACGGATCTAAGGCCCAACACGGCGCCAGTGGGCAGTGGGTTACACCATGAGTTCACCACGTTGATGTCAGAAGTTGGGAGCCGGTTCGAGTCCGGCACGCTGCCACTCAAGGAGGAGTAGAATGGGACGCGCATCGAACAGAAAGTGGGCTGCTCGCCGGCTACGCTACAGTCTGTCTACCGGCACCAAGCGGAAACAGCTCATCCTTCTCTTCGGACGGTGTCGGCGGTTCTGGAGGGCAACGTGACCACCTGCGTCATCGTCGGCCTGCTCGTCACGTGCACCAACGTACAACCACAACCTCCAGCCGTCGCAGCGGCCGTGCTGCTGGCCAGCGACGGACCGCGCGTGCCGCCGGCCTGGGCCGATGGCCCGCCTTCTTGGACGGTGCCAGGGCCGCCCGCGCCGCGGCCCTCGTTCGCCGAATACGCCTTGCTCTATCAACCACGCAACTGGACGAGCGTGACGACGTGGGCGCCGCGACACGGGCCGCCGGTTACGGTGTTTGACCTTGGTTTATACGGTATGGCATTCAGGAAATATCCTCAACGCTGAACCCGTATCTGTATCACTCCGAAATCGCCATAAATGCCACAGAGACCCGAAACGTCCCGCTGCCACCGGTGCGATCGACAGGGCCATACAGCATCAAACCCTTACCATCGGTATTGAAATTCATAGCAAGTGATACGTTATTTCCCGGACCTACAAACGTGCGGAGTTCATTGGCGGCGTTGCTGATGCCTATCACGCCAGCAAGCGCTTGATAGCCTGAAATCTCAGTATATGTAACCCCGATGGACGGTCCAACGTTGAACGCTTGCGCTCCCATTCGTTGCTGCACAGTCAAGCTATAGGGAACGAGCGTCATGCCCGCTTGTCCAGATGCGACGGTGATCGGAGTGCTGAATAATGTTCTTAGTTGCGTTGCCGACAATATGACCGTTACCAAGTACATCTGTCCAACTTGATATACGCCCGCCGGTCCTTGCACGAGGGCGCTCGAGGAATCCAACACTCCTATGAGGTTGTTACTGCCTACGCTGGCATCGAGATCAGGATAACCCGTGATCAACATGAGCAGGTCTTCGAGATCGAACCGAACCGACGAGGCACGAACCGTAAACCTCGGCGTCAACTCATCGGAATCTTCGTGAATTTGGTCGATGCTTACTTCTTGAATGAGGAAGGTTCCCTTGATCGGCGGCCTCGAGAGGTCAAAGTTAACCAAACGCCCAGGGTGCGACTTACGATCTCGCGTGGCGTAGTTGACCGTAACAATCGGCAAACCAAACGATTCAATTTCGGCTCGTGCACGCGTATAGCAACTGAATTGCGTCCGCAAGTTTTGATCGTTGATTACGACTTCATGGATGCCATCGCCGGGCGAACCATCAACCTCTCGTTCTACATCTCCCATGAGACGTTGAGATCCTACGTGATCAAGGGTCACGACCGGGCGAATCACTTGACCGCTGACTAGAGGCACTGGCAGAGGAGTGCTCAAGATGATCACACTGAGTCCGGTCAGCGTATCCGTGCCCACTCCAATTTGATTCACGATCAAGCCACTGTCGGCCAGCAGAATGGAACCCTGCATCGGAGAATTAGCAACGGTTGATGTTACAGGAATGTTCAAAGCACCGGCAGCCGTTGTGGTGGCCACCGTCGTAGATGCGCCACGCACCGTCACTCTATTTCGTACTTGCGTCACATTGACGTTATAAACAACCTGCTGATCCCTCAAAAGGTCAAAGTTTGCGTCGGTGATGTCCGCAGGATTGTCTGCAGGATCTTCTAGACTCGGACCTTCTTCATTCGAAGGGCATTGAAGGGTATTATCCCGTCCAGGTGGAAGACTGCCCTTCACGCCGGGCAAGTAGCCTGGAATGATTTTCCACGAAGCATCGTTGTCGTTATGCGGTATTACGTCCCATCCGCCTGAATTACGGGAGGACCACAGCTCGTACCCACCGCCTACGAGTGATGCGTAGACTTTACGAAACACCACGTTCAAACCGTTGACGGGATCGCCGGATTGAATACGAATCTCTACCGCGTTCAATCCGTTCAACGTGATGCGGTCTGAATCTGGACTGGGCTGCGACTCCGTGCCATCCTCATATACGTTCGTATACGCAAAGATATAATCACCAGGCGTGAATGTATAGAGGTGTGCGAATTCCTCGCCTGACCAAGAACCCTCGGTCATTGTCCGTTGTACCCACGGGTATGCCGCCGCATCATCCTGACTCACCTGTGGAGCCGACGTTGGCGCGGCCGGTGGGGCCACCGTAATCGCGGCTGGACGACGACTTGAAATCTTCTCCAACTTCAAGTCATACGACGTGACTGAGTTGTCGATGTCTGCTCCATGAGTCCAATAGATTGATCCTCCGGCTTTTGGTAGCCCAAAGTACAACCGTCGTCCGGTCACCGTTAACCCACCAATGGATGATCCAATTGGCAGATCGTCTACGCGGACGTAGTAGCGTCCTCTTGAAAAAACGCAATTAGAGATTTTCCCGAGGGCAGACTCCGCGCCGCTGGAATAAACAAATGACACTGCGATGACTATGTAGCTCGGCGTAATGCTATAACCTGGAGTCTCTTGACTGGATTCAGCAAACCAAGTTGGTGCCGAACGTGGAAGCGTTGGGGCTGACGCTAAACCCGATGTAGCGCCTATGGCCGAGAACCCCTCAAAGATGCTCGGAAGAACGGTCTTGAAAAAGTGCAAATCTCGTGTGTAGTCAAGATACCAATGTCCCGGCCCCATCATTTGGGCAAGGCTTGTCAATACAGCAGCAAAATCGTGTGTTCCATCAAAGCTAACCGTAACGAACGGAAGTCCAGTCTGTACGTGGTTAGTGGTTATCCACGGAGCGTACCGCGCGATGAGATTCTTCACAATGTCCGTGATCGACGTGCACACGTAAGAACCCGTCGGACTCCGACGGTTCAACCACGCGACAAAATCGTTTGCTCGAACATCCCACGCAAGTTGCGTGATCAATCCCTCGTAAATCGTATCGATGTCAGCGGCTATCCCGGCAAAAAGAGTCTCAGCACCATCCACGATGGAAACTTCTGATCCAACTTTTGGAGGGGCACTATTACCGTCAATGCGGAACGACGCTGTATTTGGGCCTCCACCTAGCGTCTCGTGAATCTGTACGCCAGGTAAGCGCCTAATGTCTTCCCCCGCGATCAACAACGTGTAATAAAACCCAGCTACAAGCGCAGCATCGCCCACTACGACCGTCACCGGACCAACAGCATGTGCCGGTGTAACTGCTGAAATATGGCTGGAGTCAATAAATACGACGCTGGTGGCGGCTGTGCCTCCAAAGGTCACCGACATGCCAGATGTAAAGTTGACACCAGAAATCAGTACCGTGGTCCCGCCTGAAAAGTGCCCACGATGAGGAGACGTGTCTAAAATCTTCGTGGCGATATAAGAAAAAGCACCCGTAAGTATCGCCACTTGCCCATGATCGTTCGTCAAAGACACATTCACTGTGCCTTCGACACCTGCTGGAGCAACCGCTGTGATTGTATAGCGGTCTATTACCACTACGTTCGTTGCAGCCGCTGTCCCAAACTTAATAGTTGGTGGTGTACCGTCCGACGCAACAGCAAACCGTCGGCCAGAAATAGTTACCGAGGCACCTCCTGCCAGGCGATCTTGTGCTGGGGTAATAGCTTCGATACGAGGTACAGTCTCTTCCCATTGACTGTACGCGTATCGTTTAAGTAGGTGTAACATTTACTGGTGACGTGATATGGCTACTGTGACGGATAGGGCATCAAGGAACTCAAAGAATACTGATGCACTGTCAAACTACCGGTGGCCACTGTCTGCGTAAAGAACAGATCAACCTGCTGCGACGCGGTACTGTCAAAATTCGCACCCACGGCTGGCGCGCTGTTCCACGGCAACATGGCGATCAACGACCCCTTTGGCGGCGTAGCCGAGGCTCCTGCAATGTTAGGAGCCGTCCATCTTCCCTGTCCGAAAAGATTCGCGGTAGCACCAATAGCACGGCAGGTCAAAAGAATCTCCAACTCCCAACCAACGTTCGTGTAGGCATCAGCCGTAGCTAACGCGATGGCCAGCGAATCGAAAATTACGGTGCCGCCGAGTCTTACATCAAATCGCGCCGTGCCTGGAGTAGTCACCACGGTACTGATTCGCCCGGTGGCCTTCACCGCCAGTTGTTTTCCAATAGTATCGAAAAAGTTCGGCCGCAGAGTAAACTTGGCCGCGCCAGGAATGGCCGTAGCCGCCGCTGCCGCCGTTAGTGCCGATCCATCGACTTGCGATGCAATGAGAAGCTCCTGCAGGCTCATGATTTAGACTCCCTTTATGCTTTACCGAACAATCGGCGTTCCTTCAGACTCCGCATGAAAATCGTGCCGATCTTTCGCGCTGACTCTTCCGCCGTTCCGTTGACCTGGAAATAGTTGTTGATGATAGTTTCACCACCGCTAACAGAAGGAATTTTTCCGGTGGGAAACACTTGGCTCCCAAATGGTAAACGAACTGCTTCCGGTCCTCGCTCTCCTACCATGACCACACCGCCCTCGGCAAACCCCGGAATGCGCGGTCCTCGTGGTGGACCCCTCCTTCCTCCGTTCAAGATAGCCACGATCTCGGCGAAGGAGTACCCCTCTTGCGCTAATTGTTGCGCTTCTGGGCCGCCGTGTCCGAGGTCTGCGAGCGCTTGTCCGAAGTTTTCCGACGTTACGTCGAACGACACGCCGTACAATGCATCTGCCGCTCGCTTAGCTGCCCACGTAGCAGCCTCCAACTCAAACATGCTCTTAGCAGTCTCCTTGGCTCCAGCCGTTGCAGCGGCGGTGGCCGAGACATATGCCTGACCCATGTGTGCGGCGGCAAACTCCGCTTCACGAGTTTTTTCAAGCTGCACCTGCAGCGCTTCTCGCGTGAAGTGCAAGCCACTCTCAAGCATGAGGTTGTAGTCACGTCGCGCAGCTTCAGCCATCTCGCGTAAGGCCTCCTGTGACTGCTTTTTCAGCGACTCCCAACTGCTGTTCTCTTTTGCGATCTTCAAATCCAATATGGCCAGAATCTTATCGACTTCTTGCTGATACGTCGTGCTCTGCGTCGTTAACGATTCAATGGCTGCCTGCGCCTCCCTCCTATACCCAGCGATAATCGTTTCCGTAGCCGTGCTGGTCTCTGACAGGCGCAGATTGTTATACTCCGTAGTCAAGACCTTTAAGCGATTCAAACCAGCCTCGTACTGCTGGAGCGCTACAACCGTCGTACCGAGTCGCTGCGCAACTTCTGCCTGTGACAACCCCATGGCTCTCAGAGCAGCAATGTGCTCGCTGGTCACCTTCTGTGCTGCCAGCATGGTCAGATTATACGCTTCCTGATTGAGGCGACTTGTCACCGTCTGCTCATAGTAACTCGCCTCCGTCGCCGTCAGCGCGATGTTTTGCGCGATGTGCTTATCGAGCAACGGAATGATGAGCGCCTGTGCCTCGCGACTGATCTTTTGGACGTTAGATAACCGGCCAAACGCCTCGCTCGTCACGTCGACCTGCGCGGCAGCCGCTGCGAAGGTATTGAACATCTTGCTGACCTGCTCCTCGTGCATCTTTGCTGCCTGCGCAGCGCGCTCCTGCTCGGCGGTCAACACCTTTACTTTTTCTGGCAAGTCTTTCACGTGCGCGTACCACGCCGCCGTCGCTTCATCTAGAGTTCTAAACGACGTACCCATCGACGTGTTCAGACGCTCCAAGTTGGCACCGTCAGTGACTAATTGTCGCGTAGCCGATGCCGCGCGCTCGGCATCTTCCGCCCACAGCTTCCAAAGCTGGTACCCGGCAGTAACGATGGCAGCCGTCGCGGCAATGGCAACTAGTGCTCCGCCTATTAAAGCGAGGGGCGGCGCAGCCAAGAACGCTGATACAGCAAGTGCATCAATAGAGGCACGTGCAGCAGCAATACCGACTGCTGCGCTTTGAAATACTCGTGCCGAATCGATGACCGCGCTCGTGATGGTCCCCCACTCGGACACGACCGAGCGGGCGCTTTCGGTGCTCGCCGTCATACTCCCCTTGAACGCATCCGCGACGGCGCCTATAGACTTCGTCGTCAAATACACCGCACCGGCCGCAAGTGCCGCATCCCGCGCGATGTTCTTCAGCCAGTCTGGCACAAGGTCCCACGCGTCGGTAACGGCCGTCCAAATGGCGCGAACCTTGTCGTAGATCCACCCGAACGCTGCAATGACCGGCGGGGCATACGTCGACACGGCATCAGCAAATCGATTCACCCACTTTACGATCCACTCGAGCAACGTCTGACTGCCACCGCCAAACGCCTTGTCTAACGCCGTCTTGATTGAGTCTAAAGCCTGCATGACCTGCGGAGAGGACGCTACGGACTTCGCGAGAGAATCGAACCAATTCCCGACCGCCACTTCCGCTTGCTGCATGCGTTCCTTGAAGCTCAATGCTGACACGCCGAGGCGCTCCACATAGGTACGCGTGGAGTCAAGAATAGCAATGCGTTTTGCCTCCAACTTTTCCGTATCGCTCAGCTGATCTTTTGTCACGTTGAGAGAAGCCGCATATACGTCCTCGGCTCGCGTCAGGTCCACGACGATGCCAGACATCGCCAGACTCCGCGTCATGCCAGTAGTTAAAGCTGAGGACAATGTCGCCAAACCCCGCGTGGCATCCGTCCCCGTCGCCTTGCCCATCGCACGTGCCGCCTCGCCGAGGAGCTGCATGTCGTCAGCGCTGAGCTTCACGCCGGCCGTCATGGCACGGCTCACCGATTGCATCAATTCCATCGAATCGACGGTGTCCTTAACTCCCGCGCTTAAGCTGTTGATCAATGCTTCACCCGTCGAACCGGCCGCCTCCGCCAGACGGTTGAACGCATCCTCAACGCCGAGGATCGTAGAGCCTTTCTCCCCGAGCGCGACCACGCTGATTGTCAAGCCTGCAACGGCCGCCGCCGTAGCCCCTACGCCAATGGCCACCGCACCTAATGCCCCATCAAAGTTCTCCGCAAAGCGGCGCACGCTGGACATGACCGTGGTCAACTTGTTGGTGAGTTGATCCTCAAGAGCAATTTGACCGGTGAGAGATCCTATGTCCACTTATCGCTCCTTGTTCACCAGCGCCTGTTGCATGGCCAATATCTTCAAGATGGCGAGCTGTTCCTGCGGCGTTTGCCGCTTCGTCGGCTGTTCTGGTTCCACAAACTTCACCACGAAGTCCTTCATCTCGTAAGGCTTTTGCTTCGCTCCACGGTTCACGTTCGCGATCGTCGTCGCAATGCTGGCGGCCCGATAGTCATCGCGCACCGATTCCGGCGGCTCTAGTTCTTCGAACGCCTCCAACTCCCTGAACTGCTTTGCGGTGATGCGGCGGAGCATCGCATCCACGTTGACGATGCCGCTTCGCCGCGCCAACCGCAGTGCGAAGCGACGGCGCCTGCTCCGCTTCAGTCTTTTTTTGTTGCTGCATCCTGCGCAACGGTCATCCCGTTCAGCTTCAAGATCTCCTTTACGATGCGCTCGGTCTCCTTGTGTCGCATGGCGCGAAACTTAGGGATGTTCTTCACGTCGTCAGCATACCGCACGTTGCCTGGTTCCGGCCCAACCAGACTCTTGGAAATCAGCCGCAGTCCAGCCGTACGCTTCGCCTCCCCCTCGTTCGCCTCGCTCCACTCGATCATGTCGCCGGCCGTCAGCGATCCGATGCGCGTCTTTTCGCCCGGTTTGAACCCGTCGATCACGGCGTATTCTACGTCGCCGATGCCGCTGGACAGAATCTCGTCCATCGACCCATACACCTTGTCTTCAGCCATGACTCACTCTCCCACGCAGAAAGGTTTGCGCCGGTCTCCATTACAGTGCCGCCCTGAGACCGGCAGAGGGGGCCACACCGCTGCGTGGGCAGCTTTAGGCACCGATGACAATGCCGTTGATCGTCATCACGCCGCTGAATCGGATACCCACGTCGGCCGTCGACAATCCGTCCACGGGCAGCACGATGTTGTTCACCGACTTGACCTGACCGCTGGCCACCCAGACGTTGATGGCGTCCGGAAACGTGATCTTGAATCCGTCCGTCGGAACGGGGTTGGTCGTCGCCGCCTTGAGCAGTCCCGTCAGGTGATCGTGCGTTGGATCGCTCGGCAAGAAGTTCAACTTCACCGTGAACAAATCTCGACGCAGAATGCCCATCACGTACGCGTCGATGTTCCGGTTGTGCGCGTCCGCGCCGAACTCGTTGTGGTCCAGTCCAGGGAGTTGTAGGTCCCCAACCTCAGCAATCTCCGTGAACGTGGTGGGAGTAGCCGACGGTGCGCGGGAAAGGATGGCACCGTGTCCGCTGAGTGGTAAGGTCATTTTGCTTTCTCCTGTATAAGAGTTAAGCTACTGCAGAAGTAAAATTACTTCAATGCACCTGCTTCAACTCATCTGCAGACTGTTGCTGTAAGAGAAGGGCTGTTCTACGTTCTTTTCTCCGCCGATGATCAGCTCGTTTTCGCTCGCTCCTTTTCTCCTTCAACTGTATCTTTTCATCAGGAGAGAGCAGCGCCTCCTGTTCTCGACGAAGACGGTGCCCCTCTTTTACAGAAATGCTTATTTTCGCCCTAACCTCTTTAGATTTTTCGGCGCAGGTATAATCAGAACCTCTTTGGCCGGTCGAGCCTGTATTCCTCCCCTCGACCCAGGCATCTTTATTCCGTTTCTTACAGTAATTCCTGTAATCAGTAGAGCGGATCTCTGACAAAGTTTTATCTTGATGGCAATTGGCGCAAATATATTGCACGTTAGATTCTTCGTCCAAGCCCCCACACCACTTCGGAACAACATGATCACGATGAAGAACTTCGCGAAAAATACCGCAAGTAATACAATACCCACTGCGCGGAGTTCTTTTTCTCATGACGGTGCTTTCTCCGCCTCGATGTTGAACACGATGCACGGCCGCGCCGCCGCGTCCAGTCCTATGTCGGTCGGCTGCTGTCGCGGTGTAATGCTCTGATAAAACGTGCTGCTCAACGTCACGTTGTGCAGACCGTTGTCTCCGCCAAGCGCGTTCCACGCAAGCATCAGCTTGGCGCGCGCCACGTTGTACATCTTGGCACGACTCAGGATTTGCACCGTTGGCTGCGCGACCGGCGTGCCCCTGTGGGTCCGCTTGGAACCACCGCCGCCGGTCTCCGTCAACGACAGATACGGGCCATCTCCCGTCGGGACGACAGCCTTCGAACCCATCAGGATGTCTCCACCTATCGTGCCCACGCCCTGCGCCACGAGGCGTGCCGCAATCTCGTCCAGCAGCGGCATCAGTTCAACCCGATCAGGTTGGCCTGCTGTGCAAGGCGTTGCATCCTGGCCAGCGCGTTGTCGATGGCGCGGTCGAACTGCTCCGTGTTGCAGGATAACGTCATGGTGATCTCACCTGCACTCTTCGCGTACTTCGGTGGAACTTCTAACCACGCGTTCCAGAAGCCGGCGCAGAAGGCCCGCCATACGCGCTTGATCTTTTTCATGGCTTCATCCTGTTCAAGTCAATGCGACGCGCGATGCGTGCCGCCATGTACGCACGGCTCTCGTTGAGCACGCTCTCTAGGTACTTCGCCTGTCCAATCTTGTGAAAGTTCTCCAGCATCTCGTGAACGTAAATGGCGTAATCTTTCGCAGCCCCGCCGAATGACAACGTGACGGAGATGTTCCGGCCCTCGCGCACCGGCTCAGCCACGTGCCCGCTCGCACGAAGCTGTCCCGGATGCGGCGCGTTCTCGGTGACGTCCACCGGCGTGCGCCGCTTGGCCTCCGTCATCTCAATCTGAGCTTCTTGGTAGATGGCCGCGCCTACACGGTCTGGAAATTTGTCCGCGATCTTCCGCAGCGTGGCGATCATTTCCTTTGCACCGCGGATGGGCATTATGTCACCACCTCTGGCCGTCCGAAGTCCTGCCACACTTCATCGTGGTAATCTGGTGCAAACACCCTATCGATGGCTTCCACAAACCGCTGCCCAACGTCGTCCCACCGAAACCGTGGATCTTGTGCGCACGTCAGCGCGCGAGCGCTCAACCGATGTCGAAGGTTACGATCGCGGTACACGTCGTCAAGGGCCTGTATGAACGAACTCTCATCAGCTACGCCACCAATGACGTTGACATAAGGCATCCCGATGTCCGTAGAACTACACGGCACGAGGAGAGCGCTGTTCTTTGCCCAGTCCCCGAGGGCCGCCCAGTCTGGCACAATCTGCGGCACGCCGCACGCCATGCCCTCCAGCGTGGTCAACCCGAATCCCTCACCCTGACTTGTGCTAATTTGCACGTCAAAGCAATTGTAGGTGTCGCGCATCTCATCCTCTGACACGCCATACCATACCGCTGGTTTCATGTGCACAAGACGGTCAAGTACACCGTAATAGCGAGCCAGCTGCTCTACGTCGCACCCGGTGTCTCCAGTTGGAGCAACGTGTAGATACAGATAGGCATCGCCCACCAACCTCGTCTTTACCCATTCGGCAAAGTAACGAACCGTCAAGTCCCACCGCTTGCGTGGCTGATTACGATTTACGTTGCCTACAAGAAACTTGTCCATGAGCGACGGTATCCTACGATGGCGCACTTCCCTTTGATCCACCGGATAATACGCGGCCAAATCGACACCGAGTGGAACTACACTTGCCGGTCCGACGTAACCGCCAGTCCGTGCCTCGTTGAGGGCGAACTGCGTCCAAAAGATCGTTGAGGAGACGCCATCTAACCAGGGACCGCGAAAATTCTTCCCGTCCACGGCTACGGACGCCACCACAGGGATGCCTGCATACTCGGGCCACGCGTACTCCCCGTTGGATAATCGTAGACGTAACTGCCGCACATACGAGGGGATGTTCCACCCGTCGTTCTGCACCACAATCACGTCGGGCTTCACGAGGTCGCACATCCAGATGAGTCGTCCGACGCCCATCACATCCCCGCCAACGGCTGCGGCCCAGATATGTCCACGCAAGAATTCTGGAAACCCCGTCGGATCGCCACGGTAGTTGATGCCAAGCACCGTCACGTCGTAGGACTGACGCACGATCTCCAGAATCTCATGCGTTGCGCGAGCGAAGCCGGTCGGCACGCCGGCGTCGCCGATCCACAGTAATCTTTTCACGCGGGCCGCCCTCCAGTCCACCAATCAACGATCCGTTCCCACCACGTAGGTGTGACCGCGCGTCGAATCCAGTAGTACATGTCGTCCTTGCGTTTCACTTGAGCACCGGCCAACTGAACGTGCCGGATTTGTCACCCACCGACCGTGACGTGGCCCAGAACACATCGTTGCCGTCGAGGAACACCTGGCCGTTGACGGCGCTCGACGCGGATGTTCCCCAGACCTGGACGATCAGCATCGGAAAGACGTCGCCCTCATGGACTTCATTGCCAATGTGCGCCTGTGCGCCAACAGGCCACGCCACGATCTGGTTCACGCCCGCCTCAAGAGTAGCAGCGCCAACAGGCAACGAAGTTTTCATCCGGTCAGCGATGCTCTTTCCGGTCGTGCGACGACGGTTGATTTGCTCCACATCCTGCGCGCTCAGTCGGTAGTGAACGATGCGACCAATCGACGGAATCTGTTCGCTCATATCTACTCTCCTACGTGTTGTGCCCCAGCAGCGCGATGACCTCTGACCTCCACACGATGTCCCCAGGCGACCACTTCATCGTCTCGAGGAAATGACAATCTCCGCCTACGAACGAACCCCACGTCCCGAGCATCGTCGGTCGGTTAGGAATGAGCATCATCGGCGTGCCAACGTTGCCGCACCGCAGCACGGGTTCCGCCCACAGCGTGATGCCGTTCGGATACTGCATGCGAAACAGCACCGGGCGCCCAGGCGTCTGCTCGATGGCATCCTGCATCAACGACCGCGTACCAGGCACATAAACATCGTCATCGTCGATGTGGGCGATGTACTGCCCACGTGCCAGCGGCGATGAGAAATTCCGTTCAGCTGCGCCCCAGTCCTTGCCTGGCACGCAGTCGACGTAGCGAACCCGTGGATCACGCGTCCTGAAGCAATTTCCAACGACCAGGATCTCATCTCCAGGCCTTGTCTCGATGGACGCGAGGGTCCTCGCCAGCGACTGGCGTCCGACGGTGGGCACGATGAAGGTAATCACAATCCGTACCTCAACTTATGCCACCACCGACGCCACAACGGTAGCGCCTCTACGATAGGATGCCATCGGCTCACTTGAACGACCCCTCCAGGTGCCATTTTCGCACGTAATTATCCTGCGCAATCTTGAACCGGCGGTGGTGTTCCAACAACTCCTCATGCGAAGCAGCCTTCAACGTCGCGCTGTGATAGTGCTTCACGCTGCAGTCCACGTTCTCCGCCGTCGCGACCCGCGGCTTCGTACCGCGCCCATCCAGCCGCTGCAGGTAGTCCTCGTCCTCGTAGTACCCGTATCCGGGCGAAATTAACTCGTCGAACAATCCCACCTTCTCCACGCACGCGTCACGGATCAAGTAGCACGAGAATCCGCTCGCCCACACAAGGTCGGCCGCTGACGCTGCCATCTTCTCCAACGACTCTGGCGCAAACGTCACGTCGTCGTTCGCGATGACGCGGTTCTCAGGCACGTTCATGATGAACCAGTTCCACGACTCCGCCACGCCCATAGGAACGTCCGGCAGGTGCACAAAGAACCTGACCGGACATGCGCTAAGCGCCGTATTCAAGCGAGCCACGTCGCGCCCGTTGTTGATGACGTATACCGTATCCGGCATCACCGTGTTGAATCGCAACGATAACAACAGGCTGCGCAGCAAGTCGTAGCGCTTCAACACTGGAATGCAGACATGTATCATTTTCGTATCCACAACGCATGCGGGTGCCCAGTCAACCCCACAGATTCTTCGACGGCCAACCAATACCGGTCCAAAAGCAGCGGCTTGAAGCTTGGTCGTCCATCGTCAGCGCGGTAAGCTTCCTCTCCCTGACAATGTGACACCGTGAACAAAAGTGGAACGCGTAGAGCTTCAAGTGCAAGCAACCAATTTTCTACTTGACGCAGCGAACACTCGTTCCAGCTGTGCACGTTCACGGCAAGGTCATAGTGTCGGACAGTGGCCCGGAACGTAGGGATGTCAAACACCTCAACGTCTGCAGCATAACGTGCCGTATACTGCTTGCATACCTCTACGGACGTCGATACTGGGTCAACACACGTATACGATTTGACGAACGGTCTCATGGCAACGGCCAAACGACCATATCCAGCTCCGACGTCCAACACGTCCAACGTCTTCATGTCGATGCAACACTGAGCCAACGTTCGACGGAGAAACATGATTTCAACAGCGCTGTCAACCCACATTCTTGTGACCGGTCCAAGAGCACGCGTCGCATATACCCGTCCACCATGCTCCGCATCGCGCTGTTTACCAGCCACGTCTATGTCGCACTGTTGTAATGCCTCACACACAGACTCCAACTCATCTTGAGCATAGTCGGGCTGATGTACGTACGCCGGGCTCTGAGCAAATAGTGGTAATACAACCCTCACCTGCTCTTCCCACGTACGCCACGTGCCCAACTCCGTGAGTGGATCTATCACAACCTTAACCCACGTTGAAGATTGCGTTCATGCTGTTCGTACAGGGGTACGTAGTCCACGTTCTGCTGAAGAATGCCGGAGAACGATGCCTGCTGCACGGCCACAAACGGGTGCACGAGCACGCACCGCGCACCGCAATTACGTCCAAGTGACAAGTCAAACGGCTGAACCGCATGCACGAGCTTGTCATACACTGATTGAAAATACACGATGCAGTGCGCACTGTGAAATGCAGACACCTCGATGAACGTAGTAAGATGCCGCAATGCATATTCAGAACGATGACACGGCGTGGATTTGAACTCCTCGTACTGCTCGCCTGCGATCCTTTCATCATAAGTACGAGTGCACCCCCCTACCATGACGTCGTATCCGTGTTCCTGCGCCCAATCTGCATTCTCGCACCACCGAGAGAAGCTGAAGTTTGGCGTGAACTTACAATCGTCTTCCATGACGAATACACGGGACTCTCCTAAGGCACCGGCTTCTGCAACGATCTCTTGATGACCTTGCAGGCACCCATCCTCACCTCTTTCGGTTGGTAATCCTGTGTAGATAAGCAATTCCGGCACAACCTCGTGCAGTCCGCGCAGGTCACGCCCCAGATGCGGGCAGTAAAGCACCACGCTACGCATAGACCTTGCCGTTCGACTTCATAACACCGGCCCTTCGACGCGCGCCCACGCGGTGGCGAAGTGCTGGTCCCACGTCTCGCGCTGCGGCTTCCCTGGCCGCCACGCATGGAGATACTGCGCCCAGGCTGCCGTGGGCGACTCGCGGTCCGGCAACGCCTCCGGCAGCGTCCACACCAGGAGCCGTGCAAAGACGAACGCCAGCGTGTCGTTGTGCTCGAGCGCGGCGTAGCAGCCCTTCACGTTCCCGACGAGCCCGTGATACTGCAACGCGCGCAGCACGGCCGTTGCGTGCGCCTTGCTCCGCTGATGCGTCAGCACCCCGTAGGTGCCGCCGTCGCGCTCGAACTGCCAGAACCCGCGCGCGGGCCCGCCACGCTGCTGCCGACGAGCCGTGAAGCCACTTTCCTGCAGGCCGATGGCGAGGAGCATCGCCGTCGCCGCTGGTGAGGCCATCTCGGCCGGGAGCAGGTCGTAGGCCGCCGGCGCCGTGAAGCGCATGATGTGGTCAAGCATCACCAGGCCCACTCCGTTCGACGAGCGTGTCCCCGCGGACGGTCGTCATGAACCGCACCGCGCCGTCGTCGTCGCGTAGCATCACCGAATCACCGGGTTGCGCCACGCGCTCGGCCTGGCCGCTGCCGTACTCGCTTGCAGTGCGCTTGAAGTAGACCACGCCGGTCGTCACGGCGATGAATCGGTCGCCAACGGCGAGCTCAGCGAATCGCGTCATAAATCATCCTTCGTTCTTAGGCCAGTCGCCTCCGCCGCGAGTGTCGCTACCCGGTCTCGTTCCCACTGGTCGTGCGTCTTCAGGGTGGTGTGGGTGTCGGCGGCGAGCACGTGGATCGCGTCCGCTTTCGTGGCCAAGTCGTCCGCCTTCGTGGCCAGGATGTCGGTGCGCTGATTGGCCGCTTCCCGTCCCAGCTTTTCACCTTCCGCATGCGCCGCCGCCGCCGCGGTATTCGCGGACAGTTGCAGGGTGCGCTTGAACTCATCCATCCGGCTGTTCACGACTTCGCGCGTGTCCGCGCTCTTAAGGTAGGCGAACGTGGACATCGTGATCGTGATGGCGAACCCGATGATCTGCCCGATGAGCACCGAGTTGTCCCTATCAGGGGTGAACAGCAGCAGCGACACGATGCCGAGGATCGCCACGGCTGGGATAACCCCGCCGGCCACGACATAGGGCCAGGTCTTCGACGCCTGGGGGTTCTGCGCCTCCATAATCTCCATCGTCATGTCCAATCAGGCAGTACCACGAGCACGCCAACCGCGGCCACCACCGTTACGAGTTCCGCATAGGTGTAGGTCATCGCCACAGCACTCCTGTGCCTTGACATGCGCGGCACGTCTCTGGTGTCATGCCGCTCACGGCCCATGTGTTTACGCCAATGGCGCCGTAGAACCCAGGCAAGACAAGGCCCTTCCCCATACACACATCGCAACCGTGCGGCATTGGTCCACCGTACGTCAACGGCCCATGCTGTCCGCATCACCTGATGTCAACTCACGACACTGAGGGCAGCCGATATTCCTCATGGCAGCACCAGCAGCGACAGGTCGAGCCGATCCGTACCGTGGTTCGACATGAACACGGCGACCCGGCCCGAATGGTCAAGGTTGCCGTGCGGCTCACCAGCCATGCCGTGATCGATAAGATGTTGCGGTCCGGAGCCGTCGAGCGGCAGCAGGCTCAGGGCCTGTGGTCCGCTCAGCAGACAGCGGCCGGCGCGGTACGAGACGTGCCCCATGCCCCAGGTGTAGAACAGCGTCCGACGTCGCTCCGGCACCAGCGGCCCGCGCAGGTCCCAGAGCACGCACTGGCCGTCGGCCTCGCCATGCTGCGGCGACCACTCCCCGATGAGCAGGCCAGGTCCCATGTCGCTATGACCGACCGCCCCTTGTGCGTTGGTCAACGTCTGCGTGATGCCGGTGGCCAACTCGATGATGCGGTTATGCAGGAGCCCGTCGCGCTTTTCCTTAATGACGACGAACTCGCCGGTTGAGTCCAGGGCGGATTCATCGAGGTCGCCAATGGCCGGAAAGTAGCGCGGACGCCCGCGATACCATACCAGCGTGCCGAGGTAAGGGTACTTGCCATCGCTCACGATCTGCCGCACCGTGGCCGAGTGGACCTGCCCGTCGTCCGAACTATGTGGCTGCCAGAGATCGCAGCCAGGATGATGCCCTTCACCGGTCGTCGGGTCCGAGAGGTCATAAAGGACCGTGTCCTGTCCCGTGAACGGATTCACCCGCCGATAGCGGGAGCCGTCGCAGAGATGGATCTCCCCCTGCGGCGTCCACGCCCACCCCTCCGCCTCGCCTGGGTAGCCCGTGAGCTTGCCGATGCGCGTGACGTGTTCACTGTGCAGGTCCACGCCCCAGACGCTCGGCCCCTGCTCGCGCGTCGCCCCGAGGACGAAGGCGGTCTCGCCGCCGGGGCTCACGAAGGCCGCGGAATAGTACGCATACCCGCGGTTGATCAGGGTCCCGTCGCTCGCGTCGGTGACAGGGATCTCCCGCTGAGGACCGAGGCCAACCACCGGGGGCAGAGGAAGATCGGTCGGCGGGTCAGGCGGGTCAGGCGGCACAGGTGGACGTGCCACATGCGCGGCCTCGTAACTGTGCCGGTCGGCCACCACCGTATCTCCGTGGTAGACGACCCACTGCGGCCGTCCATTCCGCGTGTCGGCGTGGTCATCGATGGCAAACAGATATTCGCCGTCTGCGGTGTGGATAAGCGGCATCAGCGCAGGCTCAAGTTCCCCGTCAACACCAGGAGCAGCAACACGAGCAGGATCAGCCCAACGCCTCCATAGTAAGGCCGGCGCCCACCGTCATCAAAGATCCCGCCGCCCAACAGCAGGACCAGCAGCACGATCAA